TGGAAGGGTAGTAGCTCAGGTTGTTAACAATATTGATCAGACCATCCATAGTGCGGAACGGTTGACCATTGCGAGTACCTTGCGACTTCTGTCCAAAGAACAGAGCTTTCTCAATATCAGCTGCGTGGAAAGCTGCGCAATCCTGACGCGATTCAGCATCGTTAGATTCACCAGCAATCATCAGAGTAGCACGGATGGTATCAGTGATAGCCCAAGTATTACGGAAAATCTGAGTCAGGTTAGTGATACGAACAGGATTGATAATCAGCGAGTTCGGACGAACAGAACCTTCTTCGTATGCATTACCAATCTGGTTAATAACAACCGAGTTGCTAATAGCAGCAGCAGCCACAGTACCAACACCACGAGTAACAGTAACGTGAGTAGCGTCAGTCACGCTGTTAACGATAACGTTCTCGTTAGTAGTTGGAACCTGCATGATCATACCCGGCAGAACGTTAGCAGTGCTAACAACCGTCAGAGTAGTATCAGTGCTAAGTGCCGATGCTGACAGAGTCAGCGAGGGGAACAGCATAGTCTTAGTGAAGAAGCCATGTTCAACTTGAACAGCAGTTTCCGCAGTAAGCATTGCAGACATACCAAATAGCGGAGCAGAACCGTTAGGCATCAGGCGAGTAATCATACCCGCAAACGACTTAGCTGCCAGATCCTGAGTAAGCTGGGCAGTAGTAAAAGTACCAGTAGACATATTATATTCCTATAAAGTTTATAAAATTAAGTATTACTAATTAATTAAAGAACTTACTCCAATCTTCACCTTGTGCAGCCTGAGCTTGAGCTTGTTGCTGTTGCTGAGTTTGTGGAGTAGTGACTGCGTTAGCAAAACCAATAAGATAGTCTTGAGCCATCTTAGTAAGTTCTGCTGGGGTAGCATTAGGATATTTAACCAAGAACTGATTCCTAGCCATATCCAACATTGGGGCCACTGCAGGGTTGGAGAAAATTGGGTTATCTTGCTTTAGTGCGTTATCCACGCTCAGAGACTTGAAACGAGTATCTAGATCGGCAGATCGTGCAAAACCAGACTTATCCAGTGCACCTTCAATAAGCTTAGTACCAGCAAATGCAGATTGTGCATAAACGTTCTGACCGACAGTATTAATAAGTTCGATCATAGCTTGCACACCTTCTTGGCCACCAGCAGCTACCTTAGCAATAAGTTCTGGATTAAGGCCAGAAGCAAAGTTCTGCTTACGGGCAGCTTCCATCATCTTAGTCTGATCAACATTAAACAGTGGTTGACCTTGCGCACCCGGCTTATTTTCAGTATTCCAGATATCTTTAAACTGATCAAGCGGATCAGTTACAGTAGGATTATTAGGAACAACACCGTTAGGTGCAGTACCGCTAGTAGCTACTGGAGTATTAGCAGGTGCGTTAGCTGGCATATTGCCGGGAGTTGCAGGAGCTGGTTGAGCAACAGGAGCTGGTGCAGGTTGCGGATTACCGAACAACTTTTCAAAAATAGACATTTAAAATCTCCGAGTTTTGGATGAGTTACTAGTGTGGGTTTTGTTACTTAGAGCAGGTTGAATCATAAAGGTCGGCTATTAATCTGTCACCTCAGGATTGGCCATTGTTATTATTAGCAGCAGCTACGGCTTCAATACGAGCAGCTTCATTGCAATCAAGAACGTAAGTAATACAATTAACCCAACCCATAATTTCTGCTTCTTGTTGAAGGAATACTTGTGGGTTAATCGGATCATAAGTAAGATTAAGTTTCTTGTGCGCATACTCAGCACGAAGATTCTGAAGAATCATAATTTGATTCATATTCAGAGTTTGTCCAGAAATACGTTCTTGATCACTGAGATCAAATTCTGCAAAATGATTAAGTTTAGGAGTTGCCATGATATCCTCAATAGTTATAAATTATAGATAATAAATGTTCCGCTGCTCTTTGCTCCTCACCGGGGCTTTATCAGGGGATGATAACTTAACACAGTAGGTACCAAGGGTAGTTCACCCGGTGCTCGCCTTATGGCGATCCTGCGGCTTCCTACTATTTCCTTGGTATCCATCTGCTTATAAGTTTATCAGCCCCTGCGCCCAGCGATACGCGACGATCAGCTAAGTGTTAGTGTTGCTGTCGGTACTGGCGGCCGATTACTGTTGCTGGCTCTGAGCATTACCGGGATTGTTACCTTGTGGCTGATAACCAAACTGTTGCGGAGTAGGTTGTGGTGGGAACTGTTCTGGCTTAATATCTGGATTCTGTTTAGCCAGTTGCATAACAAGTTGTTGCCACTGTCCCACTGCCTGCTCATAAGCCATCTGTTCTGGTGATTTCTCGAAAGCAGAAAGATCAGCGCCCTGAGTATTCATAAGGTATGTGAACAATGGAGCTACATTATATCCAGCCGCCACAGGAGAGTTAGGAGTACCAATCTGCTGGAAAGCTACTGCCAGAACATCACCATTAATAAGCTTATCAGTTGGAGTCAGGCCATCAGAGATTTTAAATTCCAGAGATGCCTTACGAAGAGCAACTGGATCAATATTAACTTGTGTACGTTTCTGAGGGTTATAAACCTGAGAAGCGCCCTGATACTGAAGGATATTAAGTTTTAACATCTCCTTAGCAGGAGTGAAGAACTGAGCTTCCAGCAGCATAGATGTAGCTTGATCTCGGCCATTAGCATTCCCCATAACAGTATCAAATTCATGAGTGGTTTTATTACCCTTCACAAACTGACCTTGTTTAGCCGGATTCTGACCACTAATCTGATTAGCAAATTGTCCCAGCAATCCAATCTGTTGCATCATCAATGGAGACTGATCATCTTTGAATGGAATAGAATAGTAAGCTTCTCCTAATGGCTTACCATAAGCAGAGGGCTTAACTGGAATCTTAGCAGATGGATTTACACTATTAATATGTGCAGAGTCTACACGACTTGGATCATATAGGCCACGGTCGCTAATGGCGCGACGACGAGCTGCAAGTACCGAGTTCATAAGGGCACTGCTAATATCCTGAATTGGCTCCACATTCTTAGCAAGCGATTTAGTCTGATACTGCAAGCCATCTTCATTAGGCTGCATAAACAGAATAGGCAGCATGTTATGAGCATTAGTCTGGCGCTCAGCATAAACAATAACTTCATTGTTCACGATGATAAACTTCCAGATTTGCGGCGTATTAGACTGCGGTACGAACATTGCGAAATCAGATGGCAAGATACGAGCATAGAGAACAGTAACATCATACATGTTCTTATACTGAATCTTATTAGTATCTGCACCAGACAATCCTGCCCAGCTCATCCAATCCATACCTTGATTAACAGCATCTAAAAGGCCACCAGCTACATTGATATCTGGAACATAATAGGTAAAGATACTGTTGGAATTAACAAGGCTACCAGCCGCTGAACCAGCACCAGATTCCAAGGCTGCTTTAACATTGGAGATAATCTTATCTGGCAACTCATTGAGGAAACTCTTGAGTTTAATTCTAGACATCAGACGCTTATAACCAACGAACTCACCATCAACATGAATAGCAGTTGGTGCTACACGCAGATCCCAGAATGTATTATAAAGATCCATTCGCCTAAATACATTACCTTCCCAATTAATTTCTTTAGGCTTACCAACCTTACCATTACCAAAATTAACATCAGTATCAAAGCTAGCAGATACCTTACGTTCCCAAACTAATTCAACTGCTGCGAGATTGTATTTAAATCCATCACGGAATGCCATTTGCAGTTCACGAACCCAGCCGCCTTTGGTCTGGTTATCTGCAATGACTGATTCCATTTGCAGACCTTGAGAACTGTATTGCGGGGAAGGAGCAACACCAAAGATAGGAGAGCCTTGCAGAAACACAGAAGATTGATATACAACTGCGGCCTCAACCTGTGGCATAACAACAGGAATTGTAAGGTCTTGATAGCGATTCTGATCACCGTATCTATTAGCTTGCTTAGCTTTGCGATTCTCTTCTAGCTGATTCTTTTCACGATTATAAGCTAGGTCCATATCACGCAACTTAGCACGAATATTGATACCCTTATTATAAAGATTGAAACACTGCTTAAGGTATTCAATAATTGCTGCTTGTGATTTATGGCTAAGATTAAATGGGGTATTGGCTGTAGTCATGGTTGTTATTCCTAGTTATGGAAATTAGTATTTAGAGATTTAGGGAATGAACATTGATGTGATAAAATCTGTGACTGAATCTTTCATAGTGTCTAGCATATTATTTCCAGAATTATCTACTAGATCACCTTCATTATTTTCATTATCTTTGTCTCCATTCTCCTTATTCTCTTCAGCAGATTTATCCGCATTGGTTCTGATAGCTTCTCGGAGAATGTTTCCTTTATTAGCTTCATCAGCGGGTGTCTGGCTTTCAGGAAGAATGCTATTAAGTGTTTTAATTAATTGTGTTGCATCAAATGTGAAGTTCATATTTTGTTCCTAATTAATAACAGCAGTTATCAATTTCAACATCAATCACTGAATGCTCAAGTTCTCTGATCTCACCAATAGAAACTACATACTGACCAAACTCAGCTTGTACGCGTGGAGCATAACAGAGAAGGTCAAGAATATCATCACTATTATCTAGCTTCATTGGATTGAAAGTTACCATCTGTGCGTGAACTTCAGCTCTCAGATCACCATGGATAACAATGTCTCCAGCTTGATAATCTTTAAACATCTGAAGGATACGAGAGTTCTTAGAGTTACCACCGGGGTAAATCTCTACACATTGAATACCGATGATACCCATTTGCTCACAGATGAACTTAAACCAATAGAGAAGAGTAGCTTGATACGCTACAGATTCAATTGCTACTAGCCTGCAATTATTCTCAAGGCAGAATTTAATCGCAGTTCTAATTGTATCAACAGGACTTAACCTATCACTTCTGAGCTTTCTCAATACTGGCTTAGTTGCATGAACTTCGAAATAGCCAACTGCTACTTCATCTGATTTCTTTTTCCAACCAGATGGATCGACAATAACAAAGTTCCCTTCTGGGATTTGATCATTAGGCCACTGATAATCTTGGATCTTAGAGAAATCAATAAGGTTATTAGACGCAGCGTTTTCATCATTAAGAACTTCTGAATAAAATACTTCTGGCCGACCCATTGCAAGGTCATTCTCAAATTCTCTTGTTAACTGTTCAATAGGTTGTAGCTCTTCCCAAAGAGAAGTACCGTCCGCAAGAATGCCACCAGCAATGAATTTAGCCCAGTTAGGATTGGCTTTTAATCTCCTAAGAATTGACCACTTAGTAGGATACATATTAGCCACAAACAAGAACATGCAACCAGCAGGTGACTTGGCTTTCATAGCAGTACCAACCATCCACTGCTCTAGTGCATTAGAAAGGATCTCACTATCAGCTTCTTCACGAGATTGAATATCTTCAAAGATCATCACATCTGGACGTTCATTGTTAATATTCATACCACGAAGGCTAGTACCGGCGCCAATACCTGCCAGAACTATGTTCCTTCCACGGAAACCAAACTTCTTCATTGCTTGGGTATCTTGTACTAACCCTTGTCTCCAATCTCCAAATACCTTCTTGATATTTGGTTCATCTAGAAAGGCTGCAATGTCGAAGATAATATTCTCAGCTAGTTTAGCTGTATTGGAAATAACAAGGATAAACTTCTTATTAGTGAAGAGAATGCAATAGAGTACAAATAGTTTGATAACAGTAGTCTTACCAAAGCCACGAGGAAGACCTAATGCTAGTTGCGGAAAACTACGGGGCTTTTTAAGTTCATCTAATAACCATAGCCATACACTTACAAATACCGGTGGAAAGCAGAAGCGAAAGACAACCGGAGCTGCAAGTGCTGCAAGGAAGTCAAGGGATGTTCTTGCAAGGTTATGGACTTGCTCTGCTTCGAAAGCAGCTTCTTGAACTGGGATTTCTTCTTCTTTATAGTTAGATCCATAACTGGCAATCTCTGTATCCGCTTTTGCTGCTTTGATTTCTTCATCTGTAGCTCCCAAAGATTCCAATAAAGTCTTACCCATAATAGCTCCTGCTATTCATAATTATTTCCTTTCTTAACTGTCACAGAACTAACTTCCAATTGTCGGCTCATAGACAGCAGCAGTTCCATTGCCCTTATCTTGTTCTGATCTTGTAGCTTCTGCTGATTTTGTAATTTCTGAGACTCTTTGTTGTATGAGTTCAATTGAAGCTCTTGGGGAGTTATTGGAGTGGGTGATGGCTTTGGTTTCAACATAGTCTGTACTCTGATTGTGTAAGCCTGCTCCATGCTCATTAACTACTTGAGACTTAGCTTTAGCTGCTGCTAACAGTTGCGAGCCTTGGATAGTTTCAAGTGTTTGATTACCAGCATGGATAACTTGGTTGTTTACATTGGTTGTGAACTTCTGGGTGATAACAGTAGGCATAAGGAGTTGCACTACTTGATTCTGATTTACCATTTGTTCTGGTGCGCTAGAACCTCTGCGCTTCATGCCATTAATAACAGATGCTGCTTTTAACAATTCCATTGGCCTTGTCATCAATGGTAACATCTCTTCTAATTGAGTGGCAACTTTCTTTTCCATTCTATCATAAGCATTGTCCATCTCATTATGCTTTTGAAGATTCTGGAATCTAATAGTTGCAACTTCATCTGCAAAGTCTTTCTGTGCCATTAGTTGCGAGATGCGAGATTCACTGACTCCAATAGCTGTAGCTACTGTGGCCGCCGAGAGTCCAGAACCTAACAGTTCAATAGCTCTCTTTTCTGTTGTACTCCTAGCAGTTTGAATTTGAGTGCTCATGATTGGATGTGAGTGAGAGTATATAATATAGTGATTATGATTGAGGTCATTAGTTATAACTAGGGAGGATTGAGATTAAAAAACTTTAGTAATTTTTTAGGAGTGCCTTAGGACTAGGACAGCGATGGCGATCAAAAAAGGTCCCATCCCCCCGCATGCGATTAGTTATTATGATAAGTAATTGTGAGGATAATGATATTGATGATAATGATTGGGAAGGTAAGCATTGGGAGACTACCTACTAGTAGATAGGCTTGAAGCTGGGACGCTTACTGACATACATGAATGTATGTATAGCTGTAGCTGGCATGATTATTGCCAATAGCTTTTGGCTATAGGGTTGATAGTTAAATACAATGATGAAAAGCTATTCTCTTTTTCTTTATTCTTGATATAATGCCTTTAAGCGCTGGCAACGTGATGATGATTACTAACTAGTAAGGAGTAAGACAGAATGAAACTGGTAGATAAACGTGAGCAAGGTAATGTGATGGTAGCTATCTATGAGCAAACTATCAAATTCAATCCTAACCCTTACTATGAAGTGTTTAGTTTCATTGACGGCGTTAAGCAGCGATACACTAATGCGGGTTGGAGCTTAGAGCATATGCGTATGGATATGGACAATATCTTTAATCTTATTACTAAAGGAAATTAATCATGACTCACCTGTTAGTTGATACTGTAGATGGATTGAGGATTGTTAAAGCTACCGAAGCTAATTACTTTTACTCGGACTATGCTGTACAGATGGTAGGTACTAAGTCTGAGTGTGAAGCTGAAAAGCAAAGGCTAATGAACTATCAACCTAGTTTCTAATTTTAACTAGGGTATTGCAGGCAGTTTGCATCTAATTAGTAGGAAAAATGCAGATTGCCTAGAGTATCCTTATCAACCCGTAGTTCCCATTGACCAAGTAGGAGTATTAATTATGAGCATTATTGACCAAGCTAATCACAGTGTTGTTAAGTATGATCCGAAGACTTCTAAACCTTTCACTGGCCAAAGGCTGGCTAAGGTAACTTATAAGACTATTAATGATAAAGATAATCCAATGTATGGAATTAAGAGGGATAGTCAGTGTGTAAGTATCCCAATGATTGCCGTGGGCGATATCCGTAATAACCTGACTGCACTTGAACCACATGTGATTGAGTATCTCCAAAGTGTACAAGATAAGATTATCAGGGAAAAGATTGATGCTGGAAGTAAGAGCATCAGTACTGAGGAAATTAGTGTTGCAAGCATGATTGAATGGTTAGAATCCAACAATGAATCAGGACGACTGACTAAAGAGAGTGTTGGCAAATGGTTTGATGAAAGTATCGGTGAGATGCTTGCTGTAGTTCTGGCGGATAAGCTTGGTGTTAGCAGCACTCCTAGTGATAAAGAATCTGCACAGATTATGGCTGTAGTGGGAACCTTTAAAGATAAGGTAAGTTCCCTAGCAGGTGGTAAGACTAGCTATGAACCTAAGATGTGTGATAGCCTGATTAAGTGTCTTGAACTGGCACCGGCTGGGGATGCTCTTGCATCAAGGTTCATGGTGAGACTCAATAAGATGAAGGAAGATGCGTCTAAGAATGTTGATCTTATTGATCTGCTCTAAAGTGTAGTCTCATTTAATAGGGTATTGGCTAGATGCTAGTATCCTATTGAGTAGAGATTACTGTGATCTTTACAATTACCTAAACCTGAAAGGATATAATTATGTGCGCTAAGATTCAGATCAATCCTCATCATAAGAGAACACCCATTGAACAAGCTAGATTCATCGCCGGTACTCTTGGTGTTTACACTGCTGCTAAGTATCTTAGGAACCGTGGCTGGAGCGAAGAAGCTGCAATGTATATTCTTTTGGGGAAATGAAAGGTAATTATCATGAATAAGAACTTATATGTAGTTGCCTATATTGTGCGGCTGAATACAGAGGGGAGAGTAGGAACTACCTTTGCTAAACTTAATCTTGGCATCTATCCTGTTGATGTAGCTAATGCTAAAGCTGAAGAACTAGCTAATATGGTATTTACTAAGAATGGATCATCGCTTATTGAGAAATGGTTGCGATTAGTTGGTGATCTTTATCCTAATGATGAACTGCATATTAGGTTTAAAGCATCTAAGACTATCTGAAAGGAACTAACTATCACACATAAACATGTACACTATCATCCTATTAGCTACTGCTAACACTTACTGGCAATCCATATTGATACTGATACTTACCATCTTCCTATCCATTATTGGAATGATGGCTGCTATTAGTGAATGGAAATATATCACTAACTATCAATCGCTTAAACCTGATTCAGGTATTGATTATGTTAAATGGTATAAGAAGTGGGAACATAAATCTCGCAATCGTAATCTCAAAGGATAAAGGAATAAATATCATGGCACATTATAATATCTATGCAAGCTTTCGTTCTATCAGCGGCATTGAACTTGGTAAGCTTGTTGTAGCTGCTGAGAATGATTCAATAGCTGCTGAAGCATTCATTGAAAGATACAGCAGAGGAGAACAAGAATTCTGTACTGTAGATAATCTGGCATTGGATGCTATGCAGATGGCTATTGAATGTTGGATGCCTGATGTTAGTATGGTGCTGATGAAAGAACTCATTAGTTAGAACTTAAAATCCAATTCGGCAAAATGCCTGATTGCCTAAATGGTGATTGGGCATTTCGGTGTTTCGGTTCTGCCCCTATCCTGCCTATCCCGATGCCTAACTGTTCCTACTTATAACTATCTATCTCCATCTATGCCTATAACTAACAAGTACCTATCTCATACTTATCCCTATCTATCCCCTTTAAAATTATAAGTAACAGTTTTTAAATATAATATTAATTTTAAATTTTAATAGGGGTAATATTGATGCCGCTATGTAGTGATATAAGTAAGTAAGAATAGATAGATAGGAGATAGTAACTACTATTGTATAGCTCCACATAACTAACAATGAGTGTACAACAGTAGATACTAATAACTAGGTGGACAATGAGTGAGGGAGATTGGCAGGGAGGGCTTGACACCGAAATGACTAAATGGCATAATGCCGATTCGGTTCTCTGCCGAATTGCCTATTTCATTTTAACTAAGGACTATATCATGGCCACTCCTACTTATCGCATCACTCTCACTATTGATGAGATCAATGATCTTATATTTGATATCTGCCTATTGAATACAACTGGCAATGGCTTACAGCCTAACTCTAAATCAGCACTAACTAAGCTACAACAAACAGCATTTAAAGATAAGATTGGTGCAGCTACTCCTGCTTATGTACAAACTGGTAGGAATATTAAACCCACAATTAATATTGCTAATCTTACTGAGATGGACCCAAGTATTCCTAAAGATAAGATAGTTGCTACTCCTGAATACCTTGGCATTGAGCGCCGCAATCAGGGAGATAGCATTCCTAACTATACTGCTGAACAAATTGAAGAAGCTAAGTTTGCAGCAGCAGATCACTTCATTAGCACTGGTGAACATAAAGATTATAAAGAGTTCTTACCTATCATCACCAAACATGCTGAACTTATTGAAGCTGAAAAAGAAAGGAGGCAGGCAGAACTAAATAGCAATGATGGAATTAATGATGATGCATTGTTTAAGATGCTTTGATATTTAATCAGGAGATTAGCACATGAAAATAGTAGCTACGTTTGGCTTTGCATATAAAGTAAGCGATCGTAAGTATAAGTTACTTATGCAAGCAATCGCTGAGGATAAACAAATTGATTTATCTAACTACGGTACGCCTCTTGGACACATAGTTAATATTACTGATATGCCACCTGAATTAGCTAAGGAAGAATTAGAAGATTTAGCTAGAAATTGAACACTAATACTAAAGGGAGAAACTAACATGAATGTAACCGCAGATAACAATCATGATCACATCATTACTCTCACTCTGGGTGAAGCTAGTAAGCTATTTGCTATATTAACTTATTATTCAGATAGCAATGAAGACTCCATGGATAAGGGTGTACTCAATAGGGTGGAGTTTGCTAAACTGTTAGCAACAGCAATGGTAGTAGCTTAGATAGCTGTGATATCCAAGACCATAGACCAAGACTTATCTATTCCAAATAACAGGAAATAAAAACCATGGCCAAAGTTCTCTGTTCTATCTCCGGCATAGAATTTAATACCGATCATTTCAATATCGGTTTATTCTCCCGTGAATATTCTCATCCAATATTTCACATCAATTCCCAGCGCCTGATTGAACTAACACCTAGGTGGCTCGATCAATCTCTAACTCCTACTGAAAACTATCTCCTATATATAGCTCTCTTTAAATCAACAGGACTTATGGATTTCAGAGTACCTGCTGAATATAGTCCTGATATTATCCCAGTTATTGCACAGAACATGCATCATCTTGTGCAAATGGTTGAGAAGATATTAGATGCAACAGATGCTAGGAAACAGGAGATTCTGCATCTTCCTACATTTGTTATTACACCAGATACTAAACACTTTCTTGATTCTGCTGAGTGGATTAAGATCTGGCATAATAATTATAAAGAGTATCTTGATAGCTACAAGACAGCGACACTAGCACAAAAGATCAATCAGAAAGAATCTATACTTGAACGCCATATTAAAGATCGCACTAAAGATATCAGTGTCTATGCTCACCAGTTAGCATCATGGGCTGCATTAGCTGGTAAGTTCCCTGATTTCGATGTTGATGTATCTGATCTATCCGCATTTAAACAAACACCAACAATCAAGATGTCTCAGTACTGGCAATATATTATTAAATCCTGTGCTAAGACTGAATCTATCTGGGACATTCCGCAGGTTGATCTTGATGATCTGATTGAACACTGTGAACTTAACATTGACCATGGTTCTATCTATGCTCATACATTAATGTCCCTTCTTAGGGCTGGTTCTGAAAGGAAAAAGGATTTCTTTGATCTTGGTGATTTTAATATTGGTGCTAATGGTACTACCTTCCGAATCTTAGATGCATCTGCATCCATTGAAGATGCTAACAAACTAGCAGCTATTGATTCTGCACCAATTGAGATGCCAAATGAAAAAGATTATCCTAATAAGCTAGCATTCATTAAAGCTAAACTTAATTTCAAACTGGCTCAGGATTATAAGAACCAACAGCTGATTGCACAGAAGATTAAAGATGAAGGACTTGGAGATTAAGATGCCCATTAATCTGAATGAATGCAAAGAAATTATTAACCTTGATCTAGCTGCTGTTGAGCGGAGGATGATTATGAATATTAAATACAAACTAGCAGATCACATGCGTAACTCAATGCATATGCCAAATGATATGCTGGAGCATCTTGATTGTTATTATCTCAAACACTTACATGTTCCTGAATTTAAGAATGCATTAGTTGATGGACAAGTATTTATGTATGGCCACAATTTCAATGTAATCTACCATCAATGCACTCCTGCTGCTGCTAAAGCTGCTAAAGAAATTCGTCTTTCCTTCCGAAAAGCTAAGCCTGAATTCAATATCGAACCATATGTGCTAGTTCAAATCGTATCAATGGAATGAGAGATAACCATGGATACTTACATTCAATATAGCTGGAATAGTATGGACTTTGAGTTTCTTGAAGCAGCAGTTACTCATACAGAAAACTGTTTTCCTGAACTAACTGAGATAGATGATTTAGTAGATTCAGACCTGATGCAACTAATGGGCGGTGAACCCTATAGACATCCATCGGAATAAAGGATATACTCATGCACTCACTTAGAGATCACAACAGACATCACTATATTTTATTATTCCGAGGAGAAGGAGTAGCAGTATATAGCTGTGCTTTCTGTGGACATAAATACTATATTTATAAACAACGCACAGTTTATCCTTTTTAATATCCATTCAACACTGACCAAGAATCACCTAACAGAAAGAACAAATCATGGTTACTAAACCAACACAAACAACTATCTCCAAAGAACGCTTAGCAGAATTACTAGCTAAAGCTCGTGCTAATAACCCAGCTCTTGAACGTAGGCATAATGAAGTTGAAACAGCTGGCTATTCTCCTAAGCGCATATCAGATCAGATGAATAAGGATGCGAGGGACGAGCTCAATAGCAACTCTCACTCCCACTCTCAACATCCCATCAATACCAATGCTACAAGAACTACCACCATTACCAATGCAATCACATCGCTCAATACTCTTACTTCGCATGACTCCGCAAACATTGGAGTTGATAGATCCACAGGGAAAGCCATTACATATAACGAGAAACAACTTCAGTTCGTACAACTTGCATCTAGTGGACAATCAGCAGTTCTTATTGGTGCTGCGGGTTCGGGCAAAACAACTTGTCAGCGCGGAGTTATATCCTCACTCATTCAAACCGGTAAAGCTGGAATTCTCGAAGCTGATGGACACAAATACTTACGTGATGGCTCTCCCGGAATTATTATCGTTTCATTTACCAGACGTGCAGTCTCAAATATTCGTAAAGCGGTATCAGATGACATGAAACATAACTGTCTCACTATTCATGCAGCACTAGAATATGAGCCTGTTTATCATGAAGTATTTGATACTAACACTGGTGAGATGCGAAACACTATGTCCTTTGAACCAACTAGGACTAAGGATCGCCCACTATCACATACCATTAGAACTTGTGTGATTGAAGAATCATCCATGGTATCTGTTGAATTGTTTACGGAGCTTAAAGATGCACTTCCAAGTAACTGTCAATTTATCTTTCTCGGTGATATTCAGCAGCTTCCTCCTGTATTTGGTGCTGCGATTCTTGGATACAAAATGCTTGAACTTCCTGTCATTGAGCTTACTGAGATTTATCGACAAGCACTGGAATCTCCAATCATTCGTTTGGCTCACAGAATCCTTAGCGGTGACACTATTCCTGTTACTGAATACCCTGAATGGAAATATCCAAATCAACTAACTCTGCATCCTTGGAAGAAGAAACTAGATGCTGATCTTGCACTACAAACTATTGCTAAGTTCCTCAAAGTAGCAATGGATTCTGGTGCCTATGATCCTTATGAAGATATGGTTCTTATCCCATTCAATAAAGCATGTGGAACTATTGAACTTAACAAACATCTAGCACAGCATATTGCAAGAAAGAATAACCGAGTTGTTTGGGAGATTATCGGTGGCTTTGAAAAATCCTATTTCAGTGTTGGTGATAAGATTCTTTATGATAAAGAAGATGCTATTATCACTAAGATTCAACCTAATCCAGCGTATGAAGGGGCAGCAGCACAACCAGAATCAATTCATCTGGACTACTGGGGATATAATTGTGCTACTGGTGGGGATTCTCAACACCATATTTCTGATACTGAATCTGATAATATTGATTTTCTCTTGATGCAATCAGTTAAAGGTGGCTCTGGTGAAGATCGTGTTAGACAATCATCTCATGAAATAACTATTAAACTTCTGGAGAATGATCGTGAGATTATCCTTAATACAGCAGGACAGCTTAACTCCCTCCTTTTATCGTTCGCTCTTACGGTTCACAAGTCACAAGGTTCTGAGTTCAGAAAAGTCTTTCTTATGCTCCATCAAAGCCATGCAACTATGCTCAGCAGGGAGTTACTATATACTGCCGTTACTCGTGCTAAGGAGGAACTCTATGTCATTTGTGAACCAGAAAGTTTTACTAAGGGTATTAACTCTCAGCGAATTAAAGGCAATACTCTTGCTGAGAAAGCAGAATACTTTAAAGGTAAAGTGAATGGCATGAATGGGAATGGGAGTATGTAATGATAGCTAGGAGATTAATTCTCCTTGCACTTCTTGAAGCCTACAATCTTATTAGAGACTTAGCTAGTGCAGGTTGTGGGCCAAGAGAAGATGCAACTATGGAGAAACTAAAACGTATACTTAAGCACGAAGGCTTGCTATGAGAAACACTAGATCACCTACTAATGCAGTACCTGCTACTTACACTGATAACTTACTCCAAGAAATCATATCCTTAGAAGTACAAGATATCACACAACTTAATCTTTCTATCAGCCGGTTAAGTGCAGAAGACTTCACTCAGCTAACTATTAGAATGGAAGCTATCCGTACTCACATGAATCATGTACGTGCTAGAGATCATTTCAAGGGTGAAGTATATAAGCTTAAACTTGAAAGACGGAACATGCAAAGACGAGAAGCTAGGAAGGAAAAACAAAATGACATCCCCGTTTAGTGCCTTATTTAATAAAGACTCTATCTCCAAAGCTCAGGAAGATAATCTCAGAATCATGATGCTTTGTCTTAAGGATTATTATAGATTTAAGAATGATCCATATGTTAAAGATATCATCTGGCGAGAACTAACTGGACTATCTCCTGAACAGCTATCAGAATTTATCTCCACTCTCCAATCACTAACCAATATCGCAAGGAGAAAGCTTAACTCTCAGAAGAATCTAATCACTGAGAATAAAGAGAAAGCTAGGCAACGATATTATCGTAGGAAGAAAGATTCTGAAGAGGAGGAAGATTAATCATGACTATCATTCTTAATGGTGTTGAGATTAATGAAGGCGCTATGCGAGAAGTATATACTAAAGAGGAGCTAGCCAAGAGAGTTCATTCTATAATTCATAGTCCATTTGCTAGCATGACAATGAAGCATAAAGGAAGCTCAATAAAAGAGGGACTAATTACTATTGGACCATACAATACTTACGATGATTGCTACCCAATCAGACATAACAATGAACGTGTAGGATATGTAATACCCTTGAGTCTGAAGATAGTTCTAACTTAGATTATCGAAAGGGGTTGACACGGAATGCTGTCTCTGGCATAATGCAATCTCTGGTGGCGCTCTCCGATCCGCCGAGCAGTTAGTTAGGTACTGATGACAAAAACCTAGCACCATCCATATCAATTCAATTAAATAACTGAGGAAATAAATATGAAACAACTGTCCCGCAATCTTCGTCTGGCTGCTATGTTCGGTGCTGTTTATATGATGGCTGCTGTTGATGACCAAGCTCTTGCTGCTGCTGGCGGTACTGCTACTGGTGTTGCTGCTACTGATGCGCCGGAACTGACGCCGGAACAAAAAGCTGCTAACGAAGCTGCTGCTACTGCTGCTCGTGAAGCTCTGCATACCACCATCAAAGCTAACTTTAATAACCAAGTGGATGTGCTGGAAACTAACTTCCATTTCCGTAAAGTTAAAGATGAAGCCAGCGGCGTTGAAACTAAGCGTCCTACTGTTACCATCCCGGTGCCAGCTCCGAGTGTTGAAGGTCTGATTGCTATCATCGAGAAAGGTGGTAAGGGTCTGGATCTGCTGCTGGAAGCTGTTCGTGATAAAGTTGTTGAGCAAGCTCGTGAGCAAGTTAACGATAAAGAAGATATCAATGCTGATAACTTCGATTACGCTAAGCTTGAATGGGAATTCATTGCTAACCTGCCGAAAGCTGAACGTCGCGGTGGTGGTATCAGCAAAGAACTGTGGGATGACTTCGCAGCTGATTACATTTCTGTCATGCCGGGTGTTACTGGTAAGAAGAAAGAGTCTGTGGAACTGGCAGCTAAAGTCTTCACTAGCAAGTTCGCTAACGCTAAGACCAATAAGCCTGTGCTGAAAGTCCTGCAAGAACAGCTCGCCATCTACATCAATAACACTACTCGCGGTGAAGAAGTTGCTCCGGTTGTGGAATGGCTGTCGAACAAGGTTGATACCCTGCTGAAGACTGATGAAACCAACCTGCTGCTGTCGCTGTAATAGTTAGAATATCCTTGCTGACTGTGGTATATATTCACGAACATGTCAGGGTAGGTTTGCTAGTTCCGGGATAAAAACTAGCACTAAAGATTATGCTCCCTTGATCGGTCGGGCATATCAACAAGGTTCCTAGTTCCTTGCTAACACAATACTAGGATTGGCATCTCAAGACACTCATAGTACCTAACTGCGGGTTAGGATGAGAGATGCCTCTTATATAGTTCCTCTTGACTTCAATCATTAGAGCTAACTCCTCAGCCAAGTTTATCTAATCCGGTTGAGAGGGACTATATAAGATTCATGCATCACATCTAAAGACCATGGACCAATTTAATAATAACTATATCCATGCCCTCTGTCCTGATAATCACACCAATAACTATGGCATCTAAATATGATTCAATTTGGGCTGCTCTCAAACTAAGGGGAGAAGTCAAACTAGCAGTACCACCATCTATTCAGCGGCGAGTAATTAAAGCAGTCATCAATCTTAAAGATCAAGATACTTGCCGAAAGATTGAACTGAATATTAAATTAAAAAAAGAAAAGATTGAATATACTAGGGATGCAGCAATGGTAACTATGAAGCTTATTACTTATGACAACCTAAATGCTATTGGCATTGGAGATTTATAATCATGGCATACAATAATGTTTATCGTGGTCTTGAAGGTGAGATCATTAAAGATACAGGTAAAGCTATTCTATTCAGGGTAGTTGATCCTAAAACATCTGAAACTATCAAACAAGAATGGTTCCCGAAATCTCAGCTATCTTCCTTCGGTGGAAAATACGATGAGGTTGACGGAACCTTTAATTACATCTTGGCTAGTGAGTGGATCTTAGGTCAGAAATCGTTACTATCGTTGAGTGTACCAAGGGATCTTATCCGTATTGAAGGTAAGCCGAAAGAACTTGCAGCTCCTTATACGGGAACTACTAATCCTGATTTGAATACCTTGGCTAGTATTAGCACAGAATATCTTAAAGCTAATAGACCATATACTGGTACTACTAAACAGGATAAAGCTGATCGTGCTCCTTATCAAGATCGTGAGCAAGATAGTGACAATCCAGATGATTACTTTGCTCCCTATGGCTTTCCGGAGGATGAATAACTATGGACATTCAAGCTAAACTTGCAGAGCTTCGCAAAAAGAAACAAGAAGAAGCTAATCAGAATCAGGAGATTCAGAATGCGCAAAGCCAAGTTGCGGAAATTAAAACTGCTGATGTGGCAGTTCCAGTTAGTAGAGTGCATCTGGAAAATAACAACAATCAAAACAAAGAAGTATCAGTTCCAAAGACTGAAACGAATAGTCTGGAACAGACGAATCAAAAAGCTAACAGTGTAGTTCAGACTATCGGCACAGCTAGAACTTCTGAAATAGACCACATGGACTTTATGTCCAAGATGCAGGAACTTCAGGAAGCTATTCATCATCAACATCCTAAGATGCCTGTTCTTCTAATGATGATCCATAAGCAGCTGCGCAATGATCCTGAGTTAGTTACAACTCTTAGTGAAGAAGAGATTGGTGTGATTGTTAATGGTCTTAAGATTCAGACTAAGACAGAACTTGTTGGTACTGTAGCTAAGCAAGCTAAGTCTCGTGATAAAAAGACTGCACTATCTTCTGACATGTTCTGATTGGAGAATAATAATGGCACGTATTGTAAACACTGATAATTTCGACAGTGACTATCCTGATGAGGAGTTTGTTACTGGACTTCCTAGGTTGTCAGAAGCTAAGCTACAAATGCTTTGCAAGGTAATTAATGATCTTAATGACCCCGGTGATGGAAGTCAGGCTCGTTATTATAAAGTAGTTCCTGATGACTACAAACTTCAACCCGGCTTTGAGCCTTAACAGGATTAACAATGGATACCTTTCCAGTAGAAACTGTTAGTTCTCCTGAAGTTGGAACATTTAAAATCACTGTTCTAGATGACAAACCAGTTCTCTGGAATGGTGACTATCAAGCAGGTAAGCTCTGTGTCTACTGGGCAGATATAGTTGAAGGTACTCCACTTCAGCCATGCATTCCTATTATGTACACTCTATATAATCAGGATATTCCAGAAGCTAACTTCTTTGGGTATGAAGTTTACTCTGCTGATAGTTCCATTGGTGGCATCATTGATGCGTTGTTAAAAGTTATTAATGACTTCTACGCCAAGACACTTATGGAAATAAGGGATGGACAACAGTTGCCACTCCATTGAAACACAATACTTTCCACTTGAAGCACTGCTAAAACTGTACGGTAATTTAGAATCTAGAAACCATGGCCCTAACAGACTTTACCTTAATTACTTTGAAGAGTTCAAGTTATTGGTGAAGTTTCTAGGGCCATTCTCATATACTCAGCCAAAGAGAATGAGGAAGTTACCATGGTTTGCTGGTAGTTATCAGTTACAAGAACTGTCACGGCATCTTCGAATGGATCAGAATACTTTATACTCCATACTATGTGAAATGTATGAAGGGGAAGATTAAATGAGTGAAGATATTATAGACATGGATGCGCTATTAGATGCGCCTCTAGATAATGAAACAACTGCGCCGAAACAATATGTAACCTTTGAGGGTATTGATCCTCGTATTAAGTTGCTCTCTTATAGCTCATTACTTACATTGCATTCCTGTCCTCGTAAGTTTGAACTGTATCGTAAGAAAGCTGTTGATGATGAGATGAATGCTGATGCTGCATCCAATCAGAATTTAACTTTCGCATTTGGACATATTGTTGGTGAAGGAATTCAAGATGTATTCGATGGCGTGGAAGAAGATGCAATCATCTGGAAGATGTTCCTTGGTTGGCATGCGTCGCTTGCAGACAACAACCCAAAACAAAATAAGAGTTTCTATCTCGCAGTCCTTGCGATCCAAAGGCTTATCGCTCTCCGTAGGTCAGGATTTCTGGAAGAGTACGAACTACTCCAGTATAATGGCAGAAGTGCTAAAGAACTTAGCTTCCGCATTGAATTACCCGATGGATTCTTTTTCCGTGGCTCTGTCGATGCTGTTCTTAGGCACAAAGTCACAGGTAAGATTCTCGTCTTGGAATGTAAAACTTCTAGTTCTACAAATCTCAACCCCACTACATTTAAAAACTCTAGCCAAGCTGTAGGTTATTCTGTAGTACTAGATGTTATCGCACCTGATATCTCTAACTATGAAGTTCTGTATCTAGTATATCTTACAAAGGATATGAGTTATGAAGTCCTGAGATTTCCTAAAACTTATCTCCAAAGGGCACAGTGGATTCAAGAACTCATGCTCGATGTCGAAGTTATTAGTCTTTATGATAGAACTGGCGTGTATCCGATGCGCGGTGAAAGTTGTTACTCATGGTTCAGAGATTGTGAATATCTCAACCAATGCACACTTTCTACCGACCTTATCACCGAACCACCAACAGGGGAATCAGTCACAGATACTAAGGTGTATGACATTCAAGTCTCACTTGCCGATCTTATTGAAGCACAAATGAAAAAGGTTATTCCGATTGTTCCTGTTGAATGGAATAACTCCGATGCTAAACCTATGGACGGGGATGAAATGTTATGATTAAAAAGTTTATTGACGCCTTTAATAAAAATCTCGATATGGCTCTTGCTGAGAAGACTAGCTGGGGCCGTAACGATCTTAAACTCCTGATTGCTAAAGTTATCAATGACAGCCTAGCGGAGATTATGGAATGAGCATCGTAGAAACTAGGGCTGAACTGCCTAAGAATAAAACTGAACGCAGAACTAATAAACTGCAAACAGAAAACCAACGTATCGCCAGTGATGAGAACTTTGCTATCTTCCTTCTCAGAGGAATGAAAGCTAATCTTGCTAACGAACGAGCACAAAAGAATATCTCCCGCACTGCAAGTAAAAGGATTATGGAAACGATTGAGTGGGAGATTGATAGGATTAAAGATGTACAAGAACTTAGAAAGAAAGGGAAATAATAATGGCTAAGATGTCACAGATTGGAAATGTTGCAGAGCAACGAGTAATGGTATTCGGTCCACCTAAGACTGGTAAGACTGAACTTGTTGGTAAGCTTGCTGAATATTATAAGATTCTTTATTTCTCGCTAGAGAATGGACACATGACTTTCAAGAAGCTGCCTATTGAATGGCAAGAGCGTATTGAAGTTATTAACATTCGTGATAGTCGAGTGTATCCAATCGCTATTGAAACCATGATGAAGGTTATCAAAGGTGATGAAGTCTTTATTTGTGTTGCTCACTCTAAGGTAGCTTGTCCTATTTGTAAGAAAGCTGGGGCAGAACAAGAGCGTGTATGTCTCAAAGAGCTTGGCCCGGATTGGGTTGTTGGTATTGATTCCCTCACACAGCTTACCAATAGCGGTATCGCGCACATCACTAAGAACCAACCTGATGATTATAAGCTTCAGCTTGATGATTGGGGTGCTCTTAAGGTGCTTATGGATAAGTTTCTATCTCAAGTTCAAGTAGCTCCTTATAACATTGTCTGCATTAGCCATGAAGAGGAGGTTAAATTTGAAGACGGAAGAACCAAGATTGTACCAGTTGCTGGGTCTAGTAATAGCAGCAGGAATACTGCTAAGTATTTTGACCACGTGGTGTACTGTAATGTGGTTAACAAAAAACACGTTGTTGGTTCAGCTACTGACTATAGTATGTCTGTGCTTACAGGCTCTCGTACTGATGTTAAGTTGGAAGCATCTAAAGAAGGTGGGTCACTTCTCGATATGTTTACTACTTGGAAGCTCCCTAATTTCGGTATGCCAATCAGCGATGTTGATGTATCTATTGGCAGTAAGGATTCTCCAGAGCTTGAATCAGTAAGTCCAACTCGTGATGCAGCTAATCAGATTCAGCAGGAGAAAATTGCAGCATCTAATGATGGAGAGTTTAAAGAATTGAATGCACAGGAACTTGCTGCTCTTAATCCGGGACAGCGAGCTATCTATAATATGAAACTTAAGAGACATCAACAAGGAGCGTAAGTATGAAAGAGGAAGAGCTATATTCCCTTAATAAGGGAGCTTCTGAAACAACCAATGAGTTTAAACCAACACTAGCTAAACCACTCACTGCAATCGAAGAAGCTACTAAGGTAATCTACGGTGACAGAGAAAAGACTTACGGTGATCCTAGTAAGAATCTCAGAACGATTGCAGAATATTGGACTACTCATCTTAAAGCTAAATACGGCTATCAAGCCCCCTTGACAACGGATGACGTCTGTGTTATGATGGTGTTACTGAAGCAAGCAAGGTTAGCAAACACACCTAAGCATCGCGACAGTATTACTGATACGATTGGTTATATGGCACTAGCTGATCGTATCAATATAGCAGAGCATGAAGCTGATAATGCAGCTTTCGTTACTGAGTAGTATCAATCAGTATCAACTAGTAGTAACCTAGAATCACAACAAACCAAATCATTTAATTAAGAGGAATTAATATTATGAACGCAGCTACCCAAAACGCTAACATCGACGACCTGCTGGACGGTACTCTGGATGATCTGGCTGATGCTCCCCAGTTTAAACCTTTCCCTGCTGGTGCTCATGTTGTTAAGCTGAACTGGGATGTTAAGAACATTGGTAACAGCCCTGCTATTGAAGCTAAGTTCACTCATCAAAGCACTGCTGAACTGGCTAACCCTGATGATGAACTGCCGAAGCCGGGCGATACTTGCAGCACTGCCTTTATCCTGAAAGATAAAGAAGGTAAGAAGAATGAACTGGCTGAAGGTCAGTGGAAAGAAATTCTGAAGAATCTGAAAGAAGGTGGTGTTGCTGGTGAAACTAACCGCGAAATCATGGATGCTTCTAACGGTATGGAAGTTATGCTGGTTAGCGCACTGCGTAAAGATAAGAACGATCCTTCCAAGTTCTATCTGGTTATCAAATCGGTGAACGTGATCTAATCATCTGAGTATATAAATAAAGAACCCTCCTTATCAGTGTCTTATCAACATTGGTTCGGAGGGTTTTTCAGTTTGTATATTCCCTAGGATTTATACGTATGAGCGATAACAATATCCCAATTAAATCTGAAGTGCTACTCTTCCTTGGTACTCCAGAGGATGCAGGCTATAAGCATTCACTGAAACCATTGGTAGGTAACGCAACAGTATTCACAGTCTTTGGTGAAGTCAGTACTCTCACTGAGATTGTTAACTTCTGCAAGAAGCGGAACATTACTGGTGTTATCTGCACTCAGATTCCTGTGCTCTTAAAGCTGCTAGCAATTAAAGGCAACCATAAAGATAAGGCTAACCTAGATGACTATCAGGGTTCATACTTCCTGTATTCCAGTATCGAATTTGTATTCATTCAGAAGCTTGAACTTCTCAAGACAGGTGCCGACTATCAGCCATTCATTACTAGACGATTCATTAGTAAGTTGGCTGCTCCGAACGAATGGTATTCTGTCCCTGCATTTCAGTTTGAAATCCTAACTACTAGAAACTATCAAGAGATATTCAATGAATTCTCTAAGGCTATTGCAATCTCAGTTGACATTGAAACTCTGCGTGATCATCTTCGCATTAGGTGTATTGGATATACTGCTCTTTTCTATGATGGAGTTTCATTCCGTACTAAATCAGTAGTCCTTCCAATCAAAGATATGTTCGCAGTTAGTATCATGCGAAAATTCAATTGGGAACTCAAAGCACCTAAGGTACTACAAAATGGCAAATATGATATATCGTACCTGTCCCGTTATAACGCTGTACTGTATAACTATCTCTGGGACACGGTCAATATGTTTCATAGTTGGTATAGCGAACTCCCCAAAGACCTTGCGTTCCTTGGAGCGTTCTTTGTTCGGGAAGCCATGTACTGGAAGGATCTTGCGGACACCCAAAACGAATACGAATACTATCGTTATAATGCGCTTGATACGTGGACTACTATTCACGTCTTTATGGCATGGATTCTCCAAGCCCCAGATTGGGCTAAGCGTAACTATAAACAAGAGTTTCCGGTTGTATTCCCTTGTCATCTTTCGGAAATGACTGGACTTAAACGAGACATGGAACGTCTTGTTACTGTAGCTGCTGATGTTAACAAACTGATTGAGAAGGATAATATCTCCCTCTCTAAGATGCTGGGTACTTATCCTAACATCTACAATGTTAACAGCGCACCTCAGAATACAGCACTTAGAACTGTACTTGGTTGTAAAGATATTGATTCTTCCGATGAGAAGAGCTTAAAGAAAATAGCAAACCGTCATCCACTAAATGCTAGGATCGCTAATAAGATTCTTGATATTCGTGGCAATAGAAAACTAGAATCAACTTATCTTGTTATTGGTACGCCTGAACATCTTGTTCCTACCACTAAAAAGAAAGACCTGAAAATTGGAGCAGAGTTAAATGGCCGAATCTTATACAGCATTAATCCACATGGAACAGACACAGGCAGGATGGCTAGTAGAGAGCATGCTTTCTGGTGCGGCTTCAACATTCAAAACATCCCACGCGGACCAGAAGTTAAACAAACAATTATTGCTGATGCAGGTTTCAGGATTGCAGAAGCTGATCTTAAGCAAGCCGAAACTAGAGACACTGCCTACGTGTCTGGAGATCCTGCCTTACTTGCAGCAATCAATTCTCCCAGAGATTTTCATGCACTTAATGCATCTGCATTCTTTGGTGTGCCTTATGAAAGTGTGTATTGTGACGCCACTGGAAAAACTCTCGATAAAGCATTGCGAGACCTCAGTAAAAGGACCAATCACGGTGCTAACTATCTCATGGGAGAAGGAGTCCTAGTAGATACGATGGGAGAAGATAAAGTTTGGGAAGCTAAAAGATTACTAAGACTTCCTAGACATTATGAACTTAAAGATGTAGCCCATCATCTTCTTGAAGGTTTCCATCATACCTATAAGACACTGAGACTTAAATACTATCCTGCTGTAGTTCATGAAGTTATGTCTACTAACATGCTAGTATCTCACACTGCATTTGCTGTACCAGAAACTTGGCATATCTGTGACCATAATGAGCCAGCTCTTGATTGGGACCAGAAGCCACTAGAAGGTTGGACCCGTTATTGTTTCGGTAATCCACAAAAGAATAAGCTTGATAAAAACTCGTTAGTCGCCCACGTATCACAATCCCTAAATGCTAAAGCTCTGAACGAAGCTTACATCCGAGTCTTCTATGAGATAGCACTTAACCCAAAGTACTCTCAACACTTTAAACTCTGCGCACAGATTCATGACTCCATTCTATTCCAGTTCAGGGAAGGACATGAGTATCTAATGGATATGGTAGCAGAACGTATGCAAGTCCCAATTAGGTGTCTTGGTTACGATGGAGTCATTAGGACTTTCACAGTTCCTGCTGACGTTAAGAATGGTAAAGATGGCAAAGGTGCGTTGCGCTGGAGCGAAACAGAATGAGGTGAATAATGATTAGTGTTATCGAACAGGCAGATGGTTCATTTGATATTATAGTACCACAAGAACATGCTGCTGAATTTAAACAGATGGTAGCAAGAGCAAGTAACACTTGGCAAGATAAGTCTCAAGCTATGATTGATTTTGTAGATAAAATCAGTGGCTTGCATGGCTTATTGGAAAGTACTAAGAATAGTAAGTGGGATATTCCTGCTGAAGATGCTTATGCTATTGCTGAAGTTAATACAGCTACAGAAGGTGTACTGTTAAAAACTAATGATGCAGATTCAATGGAAGTGGTTAAGCTCAAGCAAGGAGATAAGTTAATCATTCTTGGTATTATTCCACAAGAGTCTGAGTATAATCGGTAAGCGGCATGGAACTTATGAGAGATAGCTTCCTGCGACAATATCTCTCTTACGTTGGTGAGACTGAAGCTCCTATCTTTTATCACAGATGGTCAGCAATATCTATGGTAGGAGCTTATCTAGGGAGACAGTATTCATTCTCTCTTGGCCACTTTGAGTTATATACTAACATGTATATTATGCTCATTGGAGAACCCGGCACCCGTAAGAGTACAGCGATTAAGATTGCCAAGAAGATTATTACCGCTGCTGGTTTTGATAAGATCAGTGGCGATAAAACTTCTAAAGAAAAATTCATGCTTGATCTTGCGGGCATTGAAGATGGTAGTCTTGAAAATAATAACGGATATAAAAAGAAAGGTAAGAGCTTAGAAGAATTACTAGATGAGAATCTTGGATTTAATTCTGAGGAGATAGGAGAAGATTGTGAGATGTACATTGCATGCGATGAGTTTAATGATTTCATCGGGATCGGTAATCTGGAGTTTATTAGTCTGCTTGGTAATATGTGGGATTATAATGGTGTTTTTAAGAATCGTATTAAAACCGGAAAATCAGTCTCGATTCTTAACCCCACTGTCAGTATCCTTGGCGGTAACACTTCCACTAGCTTTGCCAATGCTTTCCCCCCTGATACGCTCGGGCAAGGATTCTTTTCTCGTCTGCTTTTAATCTACGGGGAAGAAACTGGAAAGAAGATTACATTCCCAGTGATGCCAACTGCTGAAGCTACTAACAAAATCATTAGTGCCCTTCAAAGAATTAAGATGACTGTCAAAGGAAAGGCAGAACTAAGTGAAGATGCTAAGATATTGCTTGAGAAGATTTATGTTAATGGTAAGAAGATGGATGATGTTCGTTTTGCGTCCTATTCTAACCGCCGCTTTACCCATCTGCTCAAGCTATGTCTTATTATCAGTGCTTGCGATTATAGTTCCACGATTGAACATTGCCACGTTATCGAAGCTAATACCATTCTAACTCACACTGAAAGCTTGATGCCTAAAGCGTTAGGTCAATTCGGTAGGGCGCGGAATAGTGATGTAACTCATAAGATCATGAGCATCCTTAATAATTCTAACAGGGCTATGAGTCTGAAAGAATTGTGGGCGTTCTGTATTAGTGATATGGATAAGGTTGATGACCTTGCCAATCAGCTTAGGAATCTTATGACAGCAGATATGATCTTTGTAGTTGAAGGTAAGTATTTGGCGAAAGCTAAAAGAGTTCAAGAAGTTGACAGTGATACTGTTGATTATAATTATCTCACAGATGAAGAAAGGAATATGGTATAATGCATACTCATAATGGAACTAGGCCTGCAATGGTATTTGTATCTAGTGTTAATAAAGAAATGACTTACAGTGATTTTGTATGTAAGCTGTTTAAACAACAAACAGATGATATGGAAATGCTTCATGCTGCACTTGGAGTATGCGGAGAAGCTGGTGAACTTGGTGACGCTATTAAGAAGCATGTGATCTATGAGAAAGAACTAGATCGTAAGAATGTTGTTGAAGAACTTGGGGATCTTCGTTTCTATATGCAAGCACTGATGAATAAGCTTGGTATTAGTGAAGAAGAACTCTTGCAACATAATGTTGAAAAGCTTCAGGAACGCTATAAAAAACTTAGCTATTCTAATGAAGCTGCAATTGCTAGGGCTGATAAAGAAGAGGAAAACCCAATGACTATCGGAAGTATTAATGATCCGATAAAATACGTATCTGGTGCTTAATAAACTTTCCAACTCCCAGTCTCTATTATTGAGCTGGGAGATTTTTCTTATCCACGCTAGGGAGTATATACTGTGGACATTATGATAGACACAGAAACATTAGGACTTAAACCTGGCTGCAAGATTCTATCAATCAGTGCGGTTACATTCAACGCTAAGATTAAACGTCAGTTTGATGTGTTCATTCAGATTGGATCACAAGTTCAACTGTTTGCAGAAGAAGATACTTATTATTGGTGGCTGCAACAGGATGAAACTCTGAGGGACTTTACATTTAATAATAGAAGTGCTGTTCCATTAGAAGCTGCGCTCAACATGCTAACTGCTTGGTACCTATCATTACCAGAGAAATGTGATGTGTGGGCCAATGGTGCTAATTTTGATTTTGGTATTATCCGTGCAGCTTATACATCACTAGGGCTAGAACCACCTTGGACCTATAGACAAGAGATGTGTTATAGGACACTGAAGAAACAGTTTGGTTATCTCATTAGAGAACCACAATTTGCAGGTATCCCCCATCGTTCCCTCCATGATGCACAACACCAAGCTAATTACGCAGAAATGCTACTCCATACTATTCACAACCTGAAATAACACCATGAACAAACTACCTGAACAATTCCGTAACTATGGTAACGGTAAGATGATCTTTGAAGTATTCCCACAAGAGTATATTGATCTTGATAGGGAGCTTCAAACTGAATATCATCCGAAGCTTGCATTCATTGCTAAATACAGCATGGATGATATTGATATTAAGCTAGCACAAATTGCAGCTTACTGTGAAGTTATGCTTGATGGTGATTATCGAATTGATGATCGTGTGAAGCTTGCTGGTATCTTGTGTAAGAAGTTGCAAGAGAAACGTGAGTATCCGGGAGCACAAGTAATTATTCTTCCCTAACTGAAAGGAACGAGAATGAAAACTAAACTTACCATCGAAGATATTAAAGCTGTTGTGGTTAAAGAACAATATCATGTGTTTCCAGAAACTACGCTGACTGTGTGTTGTCTGCATCTTGAGAACGGTTACACAGTTACAGGTGAATCCGCCTGTGTTGATCCAGCTAGCTTCAATAAAGAGCTTGGCGAAAAATATGCTAAAGAAGATGCAGTCGAAAAGATTTGGCAACTTGAAGGATATCTTCTTAAGCATAAGATGCATCTAGTCAGCAAGCACTAAAAATAAAGCCCGGCTACCTAATTATAGGTACCGGGCCTTTTTGTTGCCTATTACTTTTTACATCTTACTGTTCCAACATACCACCCTGAAGCACAGAGCTATCCAATCCCAGAGTACCACCCATAATCATTTGCATGTTCTGGGACATAGGATTCTTAAGGTTCATCATGATAGCATTAGCCTGATTGGTATTGGCGGCTTTAATTTCCCTGATCATGAACTTGTTGAAGTTCTGCTGCTTACCTCCAATTGCAGCATACTGTGCAGCGAACTTATCAACTTGTTCAGGACTAATGCTTGCAGCTCCAGATCCAATACCAGCAGTCTTGATTGCAGTTGCTAGCTTCTGCATCCTATCAGTATCTACTGCCTTGTAAGCATTAATACGATATACTGAATCATTAGCAATGGCATCATCAAATGGCTTACCACCAGCCAATCGTGCAGCAGTTGCCCAGCTCAGAAGATCATTACCTCCGTTGAGAGAGTTAATACTTCCTTTACTAGTAGTACTAAACACTTGGCCACCATTGCTCAATGCTTGCAGAGTTTGTGCAACACCAGCAAGTGGGCGAGAGATACCATTGTGTTCAATACCTTGCAACAGTGTTTGCCAGATAGGAGCACCATTAGCAGCACGACCAATACTCTGTGCTACATTATCATAGAACTTCATCGTAGCATTCACAAATGGAATATCAACAGGATTAACTGGAACAATAGATACCTGCCTTGGATTGATATCACCACGGCTATAAAGGTTAGCTCTCAGCATATTGGAGGGCAGACCATAGAGAAGCAAATCACCAACACTCTTACCAGCAATGCCATATGTAGTACTATACAAATCCTTATGCTGCGGATTAGAAGACATAGTACCAACAATGTGAGTGTTAAGGTAATTGAATCCCGGCAGACCGTTCATACCATACATAGTACCTTGAAGTCCTAGCAACATGGCAGCATCTTTCTTACCACCTTCTGCTACATGCCTGAACAACTGTTGCATCATGTTGAACTGGTAAGTCTGGAACAATCCAATAGCTTGGCCAACTGCACCTTGGAACATTAACGGTCTTTGGGACGCAATGATGTTTCCCTGAGTACGGTTAACAAACGTGTTAATATAACCCAGTGCTTCCTGCTCAGTAATCTTTCCTGCTTGCACACCAAGATCAGTAAGTTGGCGCATACTATCAGCACTAATGAAACGGTTAAACTCCTCAGCGTATTTGTTACCTGTAAGGACTTCACCTTTATCAGCAAGCTCTTTGAACTTAGAGAATGCACTGTTAAGTTTCTGATTAATGATGCCAACATCTTCTCTACCTTGTAATGTTAGATCCTCCAAGATGCTCTGAGCTTGATCCACTAAGCGAGTACTGAAACCATTCTGCTTATAATACTCTTTGAGCTTAACACCACTGAGAGTTGTAGCTTCTGGATCAAACCAATTTTTAATTGCATTGGTCAGAATTTTACCAGCCGTTGTTACCTGATCAGTTGCTTCACCAGAAAGATTAGCTTGTGATGGACGATCCATCTTAAGCAACCCACTCAACTTACCTGCCAATTCAGTATCATCATTTCCCATGGCCCGAATAAAACTCTTAAGTTCCGTGCCATAAAGAATAGTGCTACCAACCGCATTGTTAATTGCATTCAGTGGATCAAGCCTCAGTGTCAGAGTACTGAGCATAGCATTGGCCTTACGAACGAAGTTAGTTAGAACTCCTTTCGGCGCCGTATGATTTGCAAGCATATCAGTTGCAGCATCATAGTATGCAGTCTTAACTCCCATCTTATTGAGACTAGCATTAATCTTATCCAGATCATCAGTGCTCTTAAGAGTACCAATAGTATCCTGAATAGCATTCCACATCTTAGACACACCTGCATCCAGCTTGGTATTTAAACCTTGCAGATAAGGATGCTCACTCATTTGGGAGATGTTAAGTGCTGTTTTAACATAGTTAAGATAAGGATTGTTGACCGTGTTCTCGATATCCCTAAAGCTGCCAGTGTATTTAGATGTTGCTGTATTGGTATATTGGGAACCTTGCTGTCTGAGGAATCCAAACTCTTTTTCGTATTTGGCATTGACTAACTCCCTAGCAAAGATATCGTCACTCTTAAGGTGATCGTTCAAAAGAGATTGTGCAATCTTCTGAGGATCAGTCTTAATAAAGAATGGATTGTTAACACCAGTCTTCTTCAGATCAGCATCAATATAGTTTTCATGGAGAGTACTTTCATAATCAAATTCCCCATGAGCTTTAAAGAATTCCTTAAGCTGATCACCTTTATAAACTTCATACTTGCCCGGAACTTTAGCAATCATACCTTCCAGCTCTTTAGGGCTAGCAGCGTGGATCATGCTCTTATGTCCAACACCAGTAACAGTAGGATCAACTACAACAGCATAGTAAGGATAGTCTCTTGGATCAGGACGAATAGGACGAAGGGCGCGAACATCCTTCATATCTTCCAGACCTTGAGCATTGCGAATATCAATAAATCCTTGAGTCCTGCTATTAGTTTGTTCAGTCCTCATGATCCAAGCTTCACGTGCATCAGCTAATTTAAACTCATATCTAGCAACTGCACCTTCCTGAAGAACAGGAACATCCACTCGCTTACCAGCTTTAACAGCAGCTTGATAATCTAGAAGCTTAAGGGGAACAAGACTCATGCCATCAGGAGCAATACCATATTGTTCACTGGTAGATTGCAGCATCTTATTCACAGATTCAAACTCAATAGCAGCTTCCTGATTGTTTACCAGCTTATACAGAACTGGTTGCAAGCGATCAGAAGTTTTACCTTTGAGATCCTTTTGCAATGCTTGAGTAGCAGAGCCAATAGCTTCAGCCCAAGATTCAGGAGTATGATAGCCGCCATTGGCAAAACTAGTAAGTCCCGGACCAGCACCAAAGCGATTAGTCTTTAGCATCATATCATCGCCCGGATGCCAGAAGCGATTCATAATCTCCTCAGGTACATGAGCTGCAAAGACATTATCAACACCTTGCTGATACAGTTTCTGTTGAGCTTTAAGATATGCCATACCTGCAACTTGATGATCATCCATTGCCTTAAGAATGCTAGTATCATATGCAGTCTTAACATAAGATGGATTATAGTAGAAGTTATCAACCTTATCTTGAGAGAACAAACCTTTATCCCTCAGCATCTTTTCATATTCAGACTTGGCACCTTGTCGTGCAAATAGATCCTTATACAGTTCCTGAGAGTGTTCACCTTCAAGATAGCTCATCTTAACATTGGTGATCTTTGCAATTTCCTCAGTAGTAATGCCAGTACCAGCTTTGCGACCAGCCAGAAGATTAGCAGCTACTTCTTGTTTCGATACCTGAATATGCTTAACCAGATCATCGAAAGTATTAATTGTATAATCACCAGCAGTAGATGATACAGTAATGTTATTGAGTTTGTTTTCCAGAGCACGTTCCAACAGTGGGATATCATGCTCACCAATTTTCATTCCATCTTCAACTTTAGCAGTATCAGCCCAGAGATATCGAGCTTCAGCTTCCGTATGATTAGCAGTCTTGGCATCCCAGAGTTTGTTCTCTTTAAAGCCAAAGCTCTTAACCTTAGCTTCAATCTGTGCACGATTACCTAACTGATCACCAAGATTCAGAACCTTAGGAGCATCAAAGCTAACATCACCAAGTCCTTCACCAGAGAGCTTAACATAGCCAATTTTAAATGGAACTTGTGGAGCTTCTTCATCCAGAACATTAGTGATATCTTTAGTTACCTTCTTGAAGAAACCAGTGACAGCAGTTTCAGCTTTAAGCTTACTGTTAACCCTACCAACTTCAGCAAGTCCTTCCATGTTAGCCATAAGCTGATCGCCATTCAGGCCAACACTCATATCAGCCAGATGGTTAGCAAGATCCTTGTCACTAGATGCCAGCTCTTGGAAGTCCATGCGATTCTTATTAGCCAGAGTCGTCATGGTTTCATCTTTAAGCCTAGTGAGGCGGCCTTCCAGTTTCATAGCTACAGCTTGTTGCTGATCAGAAGATAGATCATTCAGCAGACTCTTAGCCCAAGGATAACCACCACTAACAATATTCTCTGCCGTTGGTACTTCTGGCATATTAGTGAGAGTATCGTTCCTAGCAATAATCCTTTGTGCTGGAGTCAAGCTAGTAAGATCACTGGTATCTGCAAATTGTTTCTCTGCTGGATTGAAACCCTTAACTGCTGATTTGATTTTAAAGATAGTGCTAGCGTGGCTAATAGCTCCACCAATAACGCCACCAACAGCAGTACCTACCAACATGTTCTTAGCAATATCTGCACCATCTTGACCATCAAGAATGGGAGACTTAAACATAGTAGCTTGTACTGCAATTTCAAATGCAGCAGATTCCAGAGCTGCCTGTCCATACCCGGCCGCAATAGCTTTAATAGCTCCAGAATTAATAGCACTAAAGGTTGCAGAAGATTGTGCAATATCAGCAGCAGCGAGACTGGAAAGTGCTTTAACATTTGGCGTCAACAGTCCAGTAATACGAGACATGTTGGAACCAATCATACCAGTCTTCTGTGCAACACTCAGTGCTTTCTGTCCAGCGTTCAGCAGCTTAACACCGCCAAGACCCGGAACGATACTACCCATAATAAAGCCAGCAGTATCTACAGCTTCTTTGTTCTGAGAATAATACTGACCCAGGTCATCATCAAGAGATGTAATCCATGCACCAGTATCATTTTCTTTAGCATCTGCTCCCAACCAGTTACCAACAGTAACAGCGGAGTTATAAAAACTATTAGCTCCACTAAGGATAGCAGTGGCTACGAACTTGCCAGCATTATCAAGCCCAGTAGCCCAAGTGCTTGGATCAGTAATAGCAAAATTGCCATTGCCATAATTATGATTATCTGCCGCGTACATATAGGCAGGCATCTCATTAGCCTGTTCAGCTGACTGCTGATCTTGTTGGAAAACACCATAGTTAAGTTCTGCCATGCTATCCTCTGATATTGTGGATATTAGTTATTGAGTTGGGAAGTTACTATAAATGATTGCACGCTGCTCTGCATTCATACGAGCCATAAGAATACTAGATACACCTTGTGCAGTACTCATGTCATACGTGCGTGGGTTTTGAAACCCCGGAGTTGGAGATAGCATCAACTTAAAACTATTTTGAAGTGGAAGACCAAAACCACTAAAGTTCTTAGTAGTATTATTAATGTGGGCTGCACCACTATGCATACCTTGTAATCCCTCAACAGCATCTTTAAAAGTAATATTGCCTGCTTTAATTTGAGCAGTAGTGAGTCCCAGCAGTTGATCAGAATTGAATTCCTTAAGCTCCCCAGTTGCCATGTGTGGAGCAAGTACCTTAGAATACCAAGGACTATTTTTAATAGCAGGAAGTGCAGTCACAGATTGCAATGGCGGGGCAGCATAGATATTAGAACCATCTTTCGGATCAATGTTATTTTGCATCTTAGTTGCTTCCACTACTGCGAACTTGCCAGCAGCCGCAGTTACTTGATCTTTTTTAGTGTTATCATACTGTCCAGTACGCCCACCTTCAGTACTGCCAGCCTTAGTCCAGATATTTTGCATAAAGGTTTTAAGTGTACTTTGTTCTGGCCTTAGTGGTGCTCCAGACTCAGCAACAACTTTAATAGCTTCACCTGCGTTATCAGAGATAATAGGACGACCAGCAGAATTAGAACGTACACCAGATTTGAACCAATCCATGTAGCCATCATTCTTCATATTAATCATAGTGATGATCTTGCTGTCACTATCTGGCAATTGGATACCAGCAGCTGCTGCACCAGAACGAACGAAGTCAGCAACATTCTTCATATCTTCTTTAGCTACTTTTTTATCTTCCATCTTCTGCTGGAATTCTTTCATTTGCAAGTCAGCAGATTGTTCAGCAAGCTTCAGATGTTTCCTAGAAATATCCATCTGTTCAGCTTGGTTCTTAGCAGAGAAGGCAGTACTAATATTATTAACCTGATTCAGAGTCATAGAATTAAGATCCCTCAATCCTTGAATCTGGATACCGCCATTCTGTAACCTTAACGATGCACGCTTGGCATCAACTTCAGCAGCAACCTTATCCAAACTAGCTTCAAGCGTTGCAGCAGTAACGGTACTTTTAAGCGCAGCATTAGTAGCTGCTGCAAGTTGAGTGGCTTGGTGTACTTGTGACAAAGCTTGAAAGTCACTATCCCTGTGTGCCTTAGCTGCATCAGCTTGTGCAACAGTCTTATCCATATTGATCTGTGCTGCAATATAATCAATAGGATGATCAAAGAAACTAATACTCAGATCATGCTCAAGCTTAGCTGCCTTATCATCTGCATTAGCTGCTGACCTTTGCCAGCTTTCAGAAAGCTTAGCAACGATATCACCAGATGCATCTGGATTAACACCAAGTTGTGCAGCACGTTTCTGGGTATTAGCCTCAGCGTTCATCTGAGCTACACCTTGTGCACGAGCTACAATAACATCATCCTTACCAGCACGAGTTACTGCATCTTCTGCATCTTGAGATGCTTGTGCCTGATTAGCTGCAATTTCTTTAGCTGCTGCAGAGTTCTTAACTAATTCCTCATTAGCCAAACCAACTGCATTGAGCAGATCAGCTAGTCCATTATCACCCGGCATACGTCACCTCATCTGGAGATTTAACAGTTTGATTCCTAGCTAGGGTGCGAGACAGAATCCAGCAAACACCATAGAGAACATGCTTAGCAAGGAAACCACCAACAGTCTTACGAGCAAAGTTATAACCGGCATCAGCTGCAAGTTGCTCAGCACGAGCGCACATAACCTTTTCAAGTACAAGAGACAGGAAAGAATTAGGTTTAGCTCGCAGATGTTTAACAGCAGGAACAGCCCAGTAATAATAGCCTTTCTTACCGCGCTCATCATAGCTATCGAATACTTTCAAACCAAAGTAATAATATTTAACAGGCATACGGTGTTGTTTGACTAGCTCAGTACAAACAATCCAACCACCTTTAGCTTCCTGTTTATTGTTATTCTCAGTAGAGTCTTTAGCAGAAGTGCTAACACCAGTCATATCTTCCAGAGTCTTATTAATGGAAGTGCCGGTAGTTGTTCCCTGAGTGCTGCTAGTGCTGGCCCCAATATTCTGCAAAGTATCAGAGCTGCTGTAGTTCTCAGTTGCGCCAATATTTTGAGTAGTAGTCTTGCCAGAATTGGTAGTAGTACTGGAGCTGGAACCAATAGTATTAACAGTCTTAGCGCCACGAACAGCTACTTCACCTGCAACATTAGCTAGCAGATCATTAGTCAGAAGAGAAGTAGCAGTTGAGTTATAACCACCAGCTGCTTTCTGTCCACTGGATACAGCAGCAAGTCCCTGATTAGAAGACAGCATTTGGTTGACAAGGTGATTAACTGCGTCTTGCGTCAGCATCACTTGGCTAGTATCAACACGTCCAGAGTTAGAAGTATGGCTGCTACTAGGTCCCTCTACAATAGTATTAGTAGAGGCAGCAGTTCCACCTTTGGTGGTTGTGTTGCTAGTATTCTGACTACCTGAATTCTGAGTAACAGAATTAGTAGTAGCATTGTTTGTAGTAGTACCTTCAACAATCTTACTTGTGTCAATGGTGCTTTCTTCATCTGTACTATTAGAAGTACCAGAATGAGATACACCAGCAGAAGCAAACAAACTCATATTTAATCTCCTTAACCTAATGAACTAGCAGTTCCATTAACTTGTGCTTTACCACGATACCAACTAGCTACTCCAAGGATAGCTCCCCAAGCAAGCCATACCGATTCTGGAATACTTGGGACAGGAACCTTACACAAAGGCAGCAAGAAGTACGTGCAAAAAATAGTAGTACCAAACAGGAAGCCATTATACGGACGCCAGCTATAAGTAGGCCAGTGTTCAGCACTAGCTTCAGACTGCATGGTTTTATTAACTGCTTCAATATTCCTAGTTTCTAATTCAGCAAGAGCTTCTTTATCTTTAAATCCAAGCTCAGCCATCTTAAGTTGGAATTCATTCTCAGCTTGTTTAAGCTTAAGAGCATCTTCTGGACTCATATTATTGAGCACAGCTTTAATTGTATCTACGCTCTTATCACTAAGATTAAGTTTATCAGCAACAAAGCTAGCTGCAATACCTCCAAACGGACCAGTTAATGCAGTGGTTAGCCAAGGTAATAGAGTTTTAATTGTATCGTTCATATTACTTCACCCCTTTCAGGAAAGCATACACACTAGCACTAGCTGCGATAAAGCCGGACAGCCATTTAACAAACGATGTAACTCCCTTAGCAGTGTTCCACGCTTCTATTAATTCTTTAATATCAGTGCGAAGTTCTTTAACTTCTGATTTAAGTTCTGCTATTTCTACATCATATGATCTACGATCATGTTCATTCTGGCTGTCCTGCATAGTTAATCCCTAGTTTGTATTATTAAAAATATGGCTTACCATCAGGATCAGTTAATCCTACTGCGTAGTGGCCACTGCGAAGCAAGGATAACACCTGCCTCCGTGGCTGCCCAGATCGGATTGCGAATGAGATATGAACCCAGCTATGCTCAAGGATGAGTTGATCAAAAGGTATATTACCGCCATGATCTTGAATAAATTTACATATCAGCCTAGGAATACCAAACTTAGGGGATACAAAATCAACAGCCTCACCAACAACATGTTGAGACGTGTCTTTAGAGCCGAGTGCTCTATTAAGTGGAATAGAACGATACCAAGAATTCACTTCAATTGGAGTTCCTAGCATTGCCCTAAGAATCTCCATTTCCTGTGCAGTGCTTCGCATAGTAGCAATGACTGAAGTAGGTGGAGTGTTATCAATATGCAGACGTTCAGCTGTATCTGATTTAACAGCCTCCCTCAAAAAGAAGTGAGGAGAGAGCTTAACAATAAATTGATCCATGGTTCCCATGATTATCTCTTTCAGAGTGTGTTATTAATATTATGGATGCGCTGTATTATATGCTTCTAGTGCTGCAATCCGTTGCTTAGCTGCTGATAGCTCTCTTTGCAATATCTGTATTGATTGGTAAACAACAAGCATCTGAGCGAACATTTCTTTATCAGTTGTCTTAGGAGTTAATGGCAGTCCTAACTGAATGTCACTATTAATATCGCTCATCGAACAGAACCTCCATCATTGAATTGAATCTCTAATGAGTGAGCATGGAAAGCACCCGCTAACACGATAGTATGGTTCATACCCATAGCACGGCAGCGATATTGTCTGAAAGTTCCTTGATCAATAGAGAGTACTGGGTCTGTGATCCTAGAGTTATTCTTACCATCAATCGTAGTCATTAGTTTCACAACCAGATTATTGCCTGCCTTGATACTCTCAATTGCAATACCTTGCATATCAATATATCTATTGCGATCCAATTGATACTTACCGCAGAGGATAACACCATTCGATCCAGTGGTATCATAAGATAGTGCTACGATCTTAACGGTACCATCATTATCAAGGAATCCAATACTCTTTCTTGGAGCATCTACGATATCTGGAGAAGGATAGGAATATTCAAAACAATCTACATGATTAACTTTCAGTTTACCCCAGCGAGCAAGACCAATATCATAATAGAGCGCATGGGTTAATCGAGTCTTGCCATAGGAGATAACAAGATACCGATTAGAGATAACAGTTACTTTCTTAACCATTGCAGTAGAGATTGCATCTACCGTAAGTGTGAGTGTCTTTTCATCGAAGTCTTCAAACTGGGAACCAGCTAAGAAGTCAGTAACCTGAGGGAATGCAATAGCTGCTGAGGAGAGACTTAATTCCTGCAAACCATCCGTAGTATATGCAGTAAGATTGTCTGCATTACCATCGAATCCAAGCATTGATGGATTAGAGATACCACCAGAACCACCAAGTTCTTTGAAATTAAATGGATATTGTGCATTGCTGGTATAGGTAACACCAACAACATTCCTCTTAGTGCAGATAACGAATCCACCATTTTGAGGAGCACAGAAGGTAATTTCTGCTTTAGCTTCCTGTACACTAGCTCCACCTGCACCTGTAACAGTAGAAGGAGTGAAGTCAGTTGGATCAATAGTACTAGACCATTTAACACTAGTAGCTGTCCATGCAATCATGTAACCACTGGATGCACAGATACCAAGAATCTGAAGTGGATCAAGACCAGTAAGATTAACTAGGTCCAATGCCTTGGTTGTGCCATTGTATTTATAAGTACCTGCGCCGCCAAAACAGACATAACTCTGACCGTTTACATGAGCTGTAGTTACAAATCGTTTAGCAGCTGGGGACTTATCAATTGTCCTTACCCAGCCAATACTAACATCAGTCAGAATATAATTCCTACCGCTACTGGTAATACCTAGATAAGCTACATTCTCATTGCTATCTCGAAGAAAGAAAACATCTGTAAATGTGGCATCCGTATCAGCAGGTGCTTTAGCGATCTGTGAGTAAGCAACAGTACACACACCAGCATCCGTAGGAATTACATTATGCATGTAATAGATTTGAGGAATACCCACATCACGATCTTTATTCTTAGAGCTAGCTAACTGCCTAGAGAAGTTTTGATCAATGGCGCCTACAATTACATTCCTTCCTTGAAGCTCTGAAAGAAATGGAAATTCAGCACTAGTAAGATTGCCGCGATAAGTTTGTGATCTCATGATAAAGATATTCCTCAAAGTCTTTTAACAGTTACGCAATGAAGGAATTAGCCCCTACTTTGGTTACTGCATTGTTGCCATTACTAGCTACGATATTATAAATGAAACCATTGTAATTAGGAGTAGCTCCATTAATAACTTCCCTAATACCATAGCCAGCATTATTCTTGATTGACATAGAATTGAATCGGCAATTAATTACATCACCTTCAATCCTAACACCATCAGTAGTACTATTCTTGCTGAAGCCACCATTGATGATAACAGTATCAGCACTCAAGATATGAATATTATAGTTATTGCTATATGAAACCTTAGGTGCACTGATTGTGATATCAGATACATTCCTTGCTCCATTACCAATAACAGCAATACCGCGGCCATTATTAGTTTTAACAACAGGGTTAATCAGGTGCACATTAGAGATTGTGCTACCATCTGAGATAATAGAAATGCCATCACCAGTTGCAATAGGATCACTATTAACAGCCCTTGGTACGAGAAGTGTAAGATCGCTACCACTTACAATCTTAAAGCCACTCTCAGTATAATTATTGGCGTTACAGTTAGTAAGCACCAATCCATCAGTATTGTTACTAACAACAAAACCAGAACCTTGAGTATTGGTTACTGTAACATTCTCAGCTTTAGATTTATTCGCAAGAGAGAAATCAATACCATTTACACCGCCTGCTGATTGATTATTCTTATTTCCATCAATAGCAAAATTAGACAGGAAACAGCTATCACCAACAGTAACAGTAGTCACATTGGCATTGTCTTTAGCCTTAAGAATACTCCTAGGACCAAAGCCAATAATGGTACTTCCAGATGGAAGTGTGATTTGGGATACAATCCATGTACCTGCACTAATAAGAATTGGAGTACCTGCTAATAGTGCAGCAGTCATCTGTGCAGTGATATCAGTATTCTGGGGACCCATATCCGCAGTACTAATAGCACCACACAGATCAATGGTATTAATACTAACACCTTTAACCCGTGTGGTCATATACAGTTACTCCCAAGTCAGTTCTGGCAGGTTTGGAATATCATCAACAGATGCAGGAATTTCTACTTCATAGATGAAGACAAGCTGAAAGTAATCAAAGAATGCACGCCACGTTTGTTCTCGCAGCTGAATAACTTTAAGACCTTCTGCTTTATATTCTGGGTCAGTACCAAGAGCGTATGATGCAGCAGTGGTTGCATCCTTGTAACTCTTAGTAGCTGCGAATTCATCAAGACGCTTTTCAAGTTCAACGATAGTATCGAATTTAAACTTCTGAACTTGTGCTGCCTTATAGGTAGCAATTTCTTCAGCAGTCCAAGGAACAATAACAAAGCGTTGCTCAATGTATTGATTGCCCTGCTCATTGTGAAGAGTAAGAATCTCTTGATTCAGATCCAGTTTCATCCACTGATCAAGTTCCTGTTCGATATTATAAACAGGCCACCAACCATAAGGAGCGAACCGCTCATCAGCAGAACCTGCTAACCAATAAAGATCAGTAAGCATTGAAGGTGGAATGGATGCTACTTGTGGATCGACTGGGATTTTATCAATAGTGAGTGTTGCGATAGTTACTCGCCAGCTTTCGCCTGTAGGTGTCATGTTCATATAGTGTTCCAATTTATATTAATTAATAAAATTCCATAATGAAGAAACTTGCTACTACGTTTGCAGTCACCTCAACAGTATCAGCGTTTCTAACTGCTACCATAGATGGAGTAGTAGAGCCACTTGTATTCATATGCCCCTCCCAGTAGTTAAGATTATAATCAGCAGCTCCAATAAACATATCTATAAATGCGCCACCGTTATTTCCAACTATTGCATCATCCATTATGTTTAACCACGTTTTTTGTGGGTTAACAATAGCTGTAGGTATCTTTGCAGTAGTATTAGCAAAGCTAAATTTATTTACACTTCTTACTTTTCGCTTTCTGCGTGTAACAGTTAAGATACCACTAGTGTTAAGTTGATTACTAGAGCCAGCAGATGCTATGACCCGCACAAGAATAGATTTAGTAGCGACTTGATAGCATACTTGAACTGTCTGTGTTCCGATACTTAAGTTAAAAGTCTGCTGCGCCATCCCATTACCCTCAGGAGTAAAGGATGTAACAAGTCTGACAGGAGCACAATTTCCAACTGCTTGTTGTGAAGATGTAAATATAGCTTCTAGTTCAGAAGGATCATTATAGGGAAAAGGAATAACAAAATTAGTAGTAAGGGTAGCACCTGCTGCAGGAGGAACAACGCCTATATGAGTTGCAGTATAGGCAAGGATCTTATTAAAATCATCACCATTATCTTTTTTAACAGGGCCACCAAATGATCTAGCGCCCTTAGGATAAGAAGTAAAATCAGTGGCGCTAGCCATAATTAATAGTCTCCCTGACGAGCAGTAAAGATAATACCAGCGGCAATTGCAACCTGCGAACCAACATACAGTTTCTGTCCAGAGCCAAGACGAATCGGATCATCAAGAGTAATGTCTGCGAACTTAGCTTTAGTAATTGCAGCAGTAGTGGTAAAGGTAGAAGCTGCCAGCAGCACAGAATCAATAGGATCAAAGGTTACGCCATTGTCATCACTCTTATAGAGCACAAGGCTGGTAGTACCTGATGCACGAGCCAGAGCACTAAGTGCAGTAATGATGGAACCATCAGCAGATCCAGTGGCCAGCAGAATCAAACCTGTTGGACTAGCAGTTCCGATGTTACCAATAGCTCCAGTAACAACAGCAGTTACAAGCTTAGAGTTTTGAATATAGGGAGCAACGAATGTTTTAGACATAATATAGTTTCCTTACTGAAGAAGAGCAATTGCGTTAACTTGTGCCAATAGGTTTAAATCTGTGAAAATATTGGTAGCAGCAGGTACTGGCTGAGGAACACCAGTAAGTGACACATTCCAACCAGCGAACGTACCTGCACCTTCAAGCTTGGTTACGTTAATAGTAAGAATGCCTCCAACATAGGAAGTCACTTGGCCTACCATATATCGAATAGGATTAGCAGTAACAGCTGCCATAACCCATTGACCGTTCTGGAATTGCTTACCTGCACCGACATCAAAAGATTTAGGACCAGCATCAATGGTGTTATTAGTAGCACTGGTGGCAATAAAAACATTGCTCACACCGAGAACAGCATCTTTAGCATCTTGTGCTTGCTGTGCACTAACAGCTGCGTTGGCTGCACTAACAGCTGCTGATTGAGAATTCTCACTACCAATCAACGCACGAACCTTAACAAGGTCTGCTACATCAGCACCTTCAAGCAGTGTGATGCTAGTACCGCTGGACTCAATATAGTCTTTAGTAATCGTCTGCTCAACACCATTGATGAATACCTGAATAGATTCAGCACCAACAGCATAAGCAAACTTAGTTAGTCCAAATATAGTCTGACCTTGCGTAGCTACAAAGTATTCTGATTTATAGGTGTTATCCCCACTAATAGTAGTGCCTTCACTACCAGATGGATCACCTTGCCAGATAGATGTCATAATTAATATCCTTGTGCAACAATGTTAGAATTGCGTACTTCTTGGAATTCAACGTTTGCCATTGCATCATTAGTTTGCATTCGTGCAGTATCTCCAAGCACAGTACCGAATACAATAGATGCTGCTTTATATACAACAGCATACATAGATTCATCTGCAATCCAGCTACTATAATTAGCAGGATCTACGTTTGGATTCTGATAGATGCCAATGATTGCGTACTCAAGTTCAGTGGAAGAACGAAGTTGAATAACTGAGCCTGCCACATAACAGATATCATTCTTTTGAATGCCATAAGAATCTAGCACTTCATCTGGTGTACTGATATTGATGAATGCGCCAACTCCATCAGATCCTTTAGAAGGATCAAATTTACGAAGATACTTAAGAGCACGATACCTAGGGAATAGCGCACGATAGTCAATAGTTTGCAGATAGTCCTTAGTATCGAATTTTAATGCAATCTCTAAAATATCTTTGTAAAAGAACTCTGATCGGTGAAGCTGCAACGTGGCAGACTTAACAGCCAATTGCGTCTCTTTTACCAGATCAGGACGATTAGTAATTGTAAATACTTCACTCACAATGGTGTTAAAGTCTGCCATGTTTTCACCGAACCAAATTAATGGATATTAATAATTAACCGCGAGGACCTGCAACAATCTTAGCAGTCGAAGCCGCACCACTGGACGAACCAGAAGCAGCAGCTGCAACATCAGCACTCGATGCTACATTCAGCTTACCTTGTTCGCTAGTACCATAGTCAGCATTACCTGCTTGGATAGCATTCTGCGATGCGATGTGTTCTGCGATAATCCTGCGACGCAGTGCTTCCATCGGATCAAGTTCTTTCTTATCCATCATGAACTTTTCTTTCTTCAGATAGATGTGCGGATTACCTGCACTAATCTCAGCCAGCAGTTCTTTAATTTCGTCCACATTGCTAGTAGCGAATTCACCATTCATGAAGATGCACTCTTTACCATTCTTCAGCGAGAAACGCGAATGCAGCAGCGTATTGTGAAAAACAACTACAGCATCTTCAGTGTTAGCAACTTGGTTAACGATAGAATCAATCTGGTCTTGTGCGATGAACATATAAAACTCCGAATATTTAGGATATAAAAAAGCAGTGAGCTGATAGCTGTTTAAACTAACAGACTCACTGCAAGAGGAGAAACAATATTAACCCTGTGCGCCAGCAGTCAGGTTATAGACAACCGAGTTAGCCGGCGGGTTCTTGACAACGCAAGTCAGTTCGGTAGTAAGAGTACCACCAACAGCATCAATACCATTATCCGACACATCACCTTTCTGGTTGAATTCCTTATTCTGAGTCTTACGATCACCCAGATAAGCAACACGGAAAGTAGACAGATCGACGCCAACTGCCATCTTCTGCCAAGTCGGGTTAGTATTAAACAGCGGGTGCTCAATCAGACGGAAAGTACCACGGCTAGTTTTAAAGGTCGAGAATTGCAGACCATAGCTAGTAGCACCATCAACCATCATGTAAGTACCATTCAGCTGACCAATCTTATTGATCACCTTCTTAGCACCGCCACCAACAAACAGCACGCGTTCATTAGCTACTTTAGGATCAGTAGTCTGGTTGAACATCGGGTCCAGCATAGTTTCCAGCTGGGTGTAGTTGGTAGTAGCACCAGCAGTATTAACGTTAGGTGCAACGTAGCTGGAAGGGTAGTAGCTCAGGTTGTTAACAATATTGATCAGACCATCCATAGTGCGGAACGGTTGACCATTGCGAGTACCTTGCGACTTCTGTCCAAAGAACAGAGCTTTCTCAATATCAGCTGCGTGAAAAGCTGCGCAATCCTGACGCGATTCAGCATCGTTAGATTCACCAGCAATCATCAGAGTAGCACGGATGGTATCAGTGATAGCCCAAGTATTACGGAAAATCTGAGTCAGGTTAGTGATA